CTCGATCGACTTGCATCCCTCCAGACTCCCAGCAAGAAAACCAAATGACCACTCCAGCAATCACTGATCAACAGATCGCCGACGCTGCCGCCGCCCCACAGAGCGTCTCGGCTGACGGCGTGACCGTGACGAATCGCAGCATGGCCGACATGCGGGAGGCTCGTGAGGAACTGGCCAGCAATCAGAACGCCTCCAAGCCACGACGCGGTGTCCTGTTCGCCAAGATGATTCCTGGGTCGGCAAGGGGGCAATGATGCCTGGCTGGGTCACCGTACTGATAACATCGATCCTTCGAGCCCTTACCACGGCCTCGTCGCGCCATCTGTTTTTTGGGGCTGGCTGGTTCCTCCTGCTAGCTGGCCTGATCTTCAATTCGATGGCCACTCTCATCCTCGGTGGGGCCGTGGTTTTCTTCCTTTTCATGAATCCTCAGCCAAAGAGCTAATCTTATGATGCTGCTCGATCAATACGGAAAGCCGATCGACACAAAGGCCCTGGCTGCCGCTCGTCGGGTCCAGGATCGAGCCAAGCGAATGGACTCGCTGTCGGCGTCCTATGATGCTGCGGCCAACACGGCCGAGACTCAGAAGCACTGGCGATACGCCGACAACCTGTCCGCTGCCGCTGCCAACTCGGTATCGGTTAGAAAGACACTGCGCGAGCGATCCCGCTACGAGTGCCTCGAGAACAACTCGTTCGCCAAGGGTATCGTTTTGACCCTGGCCAACGACACGATCTCCACCGGCCCGAGTCTCCAGGTGATGCTGCCCGATTCGTCTGCTTCTCGGATGATCGAGCAGAAGTGGCGAAAGTGGTGCAAGGATGTCCGGCTTGCGAGCAAGCTTCGCACCGCTCGAATGAGCAAGGTGATCGACGGCGAGACGATCATCCTCAAGGGCAACAACCCTCGCAGCAAGAACGATGTCAAGCTCGATCTGCGAGTCATCGAGTGTGACCTACTTGCGACCCCGTACTACGCCGACGGTCTCCCAAACAAGATCGATGGGATCGAGTTCGACGACTTTGGAAATCCAACGGTCTACCACATCCTCAAAGGACACCCTGGGGACCGCTGGCCGCTGGATGCATTCCAAAAGGAGGATGTCGACCCAGACGACATCATTCACCTGTTCCGCGCCGAGCGACCTGGACAGATGCGAGGCATCCCCGAGCTTACTCCGGCTCTGCCCCTGTTCGCCATGCTGCGTCGGTACACCCTGGCGGTGATCACCGCTGCCGAGAATGCTGCGGACTTCTCGGCGATCCTCAAGACCCAGTCCAATGCCTTTGACTCTGCGTCCGACGGGATTGACGACATCGACCCGTTTGACTTCGTGCAGATCGATCGAGGACTGATGACAAGCCTGCCCAAAGGCTGGGAAATGGTCCAGTTCGATCCAAAGCAACCAGTGACAACTTACACCGAGTTTCGCAATGCAGTACTCGGCGAAATTGCTCGATCGGTCCACATGCCAAAGAACAAGGTCCTCGCGGATTCGTCCGGATACAACTATTCCTCGGGACGCCTAGACCATCAGACCTACCACGAATCCAACGCAATCGAGCGTTCGCAATGGGAAGTCGAAGCACTCGACCGGATCTTCGGTTGGTGGCTCGATGAAGCCTTGCTTATGGACGGCTACTTGCCAGCGATCGAACCGACCGATGAGATTCCCAAGGTTTGGCGATGGCCACCACAGCGAGATGTGAATCCTGCGGAAATCGCAGACGTCAACATCGAACTGATCCGAGCCGGCCTCAAAACTCGTCAACAGTACTTGATCGAACAAAACCTCGACCCCGAGGCTCACGCGCAGCAACTTATCGAGGAAGGCTGGGTGAATCCTGACACTCCCCCCGCTCCTGCAGGCGCTGCACCTGGTGCTCCAAGTGCGTCTGGTGTGCCTGGAGCTGCTGCCCAAGGTACGGGCGCTGCAGAGCCGGATGCGAGCCAACCCGCTCCTACCGGCGAGTTCGCGAACATGTCTCGTTTGCAGCTCACCCGCAACTGGCGAGCGATCGAGGATACCCTCGGTAAAATCGAGGAAGGAATCTGGACGACGTCTCGAGCGAGAGTGTTCCTGGGGTCGCTTGGACTCAAGGAAAGCACGATCAACAATCTTGTGTCCGAGTACGAAGAGCAACCAGCGTGAGCTCGCTGACGCACGAGGCCAAGACCCGGCAAGGCTATCGCCTCCGAGTCTACACCGCTGCCGGACGTCGCTCCATCTGGCTCGGACGCATCACCGAGCCCGAAGCGGTCGCCATTCAGCGACACGTGGACGAGATCATCGCCGCCCAGACCGCAGATCTACCGATCCCCAGGCAAACAGCACTGTGGCTCGATCGGCTCGACCAGGAAATCAAGTCGAAGCTTACTTGCATCACCGGATCCATCCGCACCGTCCGCACTGCGATCGACGAGTATCTCAACGCCAAGCGAGATCTGCTGGCAACATCGACTGCCGAATCGGTTGGTCGCTCCCTGGCCTGGCTGTCTGATGCCTGCGGTGATCGGCGAATCGATGGCGTGTCTCCCGAGGAAATCGCCACCGTCTATGATGCGCTCGAGCAAGGGGCGTCCACCCGGGGCAAGATCGCCAAGGACTGGAAGGCCTTCTTTCGTTGGTGCGAGGACAATCGGTGGATCGTTGCCAATCCGGCCAAGCGTCTCAAGACCACGGTCTCGGTGCGAGAAAAGAGATTCGTTTCGGTGGAGACCATCGAGCGAGTCCTCCAGGCCTGCGACGATCCCGAGCTGCGGCTGGTCATCGTGCTGTCTCGATTCGGAGGCCTGCGGATTTCCAGCGAGATTCGCGACTTCACGCAAGCATCGATCGACCGGGCCCTAAAACGGATCAAGATCACAGACACCAAGCGAGGGATGGTCCGAGAGATCCCGCTTTTCCGTGAGATCGCTGCCGAGCTCCCAGCACTAGGCGTCGAACTGCTGCCGACGATCGCAAGCCTCTCGCACTCGGGGATCACACAGCGATTCCTCGAGGTTGTCCGCAAGGCAGGAATCGATCCATGGCCGGTGCCGTGGCATTCGATGCGAGCCACTCGAGAGACGGAACTGATCACCGCCTTCGGACTGGCGACCGCTTCAAAATGGATCGGCAACTCCGAGAAAGTCGCGATGACCAGTTATACGATCATTCCTGACTCGGACTGGGCGAAGGCTGATTTGTAACTCTTGTTGGACGGTTTTTCGGGGGCGAGTGGTAGTCTCGTCCCCATGAGCAAATCGATCCGGGCCACCACGAAACGCAAGCGACAAGACGCCAACGTCATTGTCGCATCAGCCAAGGCACCCCTTGAGCTGCGCACCAGTGGCGACTCCATCGCCTTGCAAGCCGCAGATCCAAACACCCCTGACGCGCTGCCCAGTTTTAGTGGGATTGCCTATACCGGGGGTGTCATGCACCCAAAGCTTGCAATCCAGTGGAATGGTCCGGTGGTGATTGACTTAGCAGGCCTCGACGCACCGGTCGGACCAGTGCATCGAGACCACGACGAATCCAGGCCTGTCGGCCATCTGACTGCTGTGGCTAACGATGGGACCAAACTCTCCGTCACCGGAGTGTTCTCGGTCCCCTCCGTCGATCAGCAGGAGATTGTCTCGGGAGCGAGAAACGGATTTCCTTGGCGACCATCGGTCGGCGTGAAAATCCTCACTTACTCCACGATTCCGCAGGGCCAGACCCTCCAGTGCAACGGACGCACTTTCGATGGTCCTGTTCTCGTCGTCAAGCGATCGCAACTCAAAGAAGTCTCCTTGGTAACGATTCCAGGAGACCCAGAATCCTCTGTCTCTATTGCCGCTTCGGCCACATCAAACATGAAGACCTTTGAAGACTATTGCACCTCTCTTGGACTCGATCCTGCAACTCTTTCGCCCGAGGCCAAAGCCGCCCTGCAAGTCTCCTACGCCGAGAGCCTCGAATCCTCTGCGGACCCTGCCAGCACGGACGCTGGTGCGGGTTCGCAACCTCCTGACGCTTCTGCCGCCGACCCCAACAAACCAATGGAGCCACACATGGCCAAGCCTGCGACCGCTGCTGCTTCTTCCGCCTCGCCCGATCTGACCGCTGGTAGCACCTTGGATCTGACCGCCTACCGATCGCAGATGGCCGCTGAGACCAAGCGAGTCGGCGATGTCACTTCGCTTTGTGCCAAGTTCGGCAATCCAACCGTCATGGTCGGTGGCAAGAACGTCGACCTGGCGGCCCACGCCATCGAGAACGGCCTTACCGGCGATCAGACCGAGCTGCTTGCTCGACGCCATCAAGATCTCGAAGCCTCCCGGGACTCTCGCCCACGAGGCCCCGCGATCCACTCGCGAGCTAGCCAAACGTCGATCGACCTCGGAGCAATCCAGGGTGGAGTCATGTTGCGTGCTGGCATGCGGCTCGATTCGTCCAGTTTTGAGAATCGCGATGTCCGAGCCAAGCTTCCTGGATGGCTGCAAGCCGGTGCAAACGACCCAATCCGCGCACGCACCAGCGACCTTGCCCATCAGTACCGAGACTTGACCCTTGTGGAGACCTGTAAGCTCGGTCTCCAAGCTCGCGGGATCGATGTCCCGTCCAACCGGATCGACATGGTCCAAGCGTCCTTTTCCTCGGGGACTGTCGCCGTTCTGTTCGGTGCGACCCTCGGTGCGAAGATGCTCGAAAGCTACGCCGAGGTCGATGACTTCTCGCAAGGGATTTGCAGCGAAAGCGAGCGTCCTGACCTTGAGGAGCACAACAACAACCGGATGCAAGCCGCTCCGAATTTGAAGCACCACCCAGTCGGTGGAAAAGCCAGCCATGGCAACCGCC